AGCATGATTTCAGCGTGAGTTCTTGGGTCATGGGCAACGTCTGTATCTGTCAGAACGTACCACTGTCCCTCGCCAACCTTGATTTTCTCTGAGTCAGAAGTTCGAGTAATCCAGGCTTGCCAATGAATGTGTCCGGTGGGGTAGCTTGCGGTTGTACTTGAAGAGACTTCAATGAAGTATTTGCTGTCTGCCTCTGTCGCAGTAATTGCGATTTCAGCAGAACTGGTCCCGTGACTTCGTCCGTAATAGGTGAGCGAGTACGAATCTGGAGGATAGTCTGAAGCGAGATCGTCCTTGCGCCAAAGCCAGCGTTCGCCAGCTACAAGGCGGTCAGGTTCCGTTGTGGGATAATTTGCGCGGTCAAATTGATTGGTTGCCATGCGCTAGAAATAGCGCAGAACTTCAAGCTTGTGGGCAGGATTGGCAGAATTGGCAAAATTGGCAAAGCTATTGAAGCTTCGCAAATGAATCTAAATAACTGGTTTGGCTTTCGATTCTCCAACTTCCACCAACTTTGTAAGCCGGAACTAAGCCAGATTCACAGAATCGGTAGGCTGTTCGCTCGCTGACGTCCAACTCAGCCGCCAACTGCTTTGGTGTCAAATATCGGTTCCTTCGGTTTCGCATACTAAAACCTCTGAATCCAGTTATTAGGTCTTCGTGCAGGTTTCAAAGTTCTTCGTTGTGGTTGTGGTTCAGGTTGGGCAACGCTTTCTTCAACAGTTTCATGTACTTTAGCAGTTCTTTGTAGTCTTTTCCAATCCCGAATGTTTAGCGAAGACAAGGCTGCTAAACTATAAACTAAACAATCTAAAGCTTCGTTTCTTGGTCGAATCTTGATCCATTCGCGTCTTGGAAAGCCTTTATGGTACTTGGTGACGATTTTTTCAGCGGTTAATTGGGCAAAGTATTCTTCATCCAAGTGTCTCGGAAACCGCAACGCTTCAGGTCCGCTTGCAATGCGAAGTCTACCAAAAATCGCTTGTTTGATCGTGTCCACCCCAACCGGAAATAATTTGATTCTGCCGGAATTGTTGCGGCTTGGCCTGCCGATTGGTGGCTTGCCTTCACCACCAACACCTTTGATTGCGTAAATCCTAGAAGCGGTCCGGCTTCTCACAAATTCATAAACCGCTTGCGTGTAGTGTCCACCTGAATCTATACAAGCCGCTTGCACTGGCAACTCATGCCCATCCGCACAACGCCAGCGTTCTTTGAGAAGTTTGTCTAATTGAATCCAAGTTTGTGGCGCTGCCGGATCTGAATGCAGAATCTGATGGTCAAGAATGAATCCTTCATTGTCCTTGCCTGTTCCCAGAAACGTCACTTCTAATCTATCGTCCTGAACGTCCACTCCTGCCGTAATCACCAAAACGTCTGCTGGTGCTGGTGCTTTGTAGACTTCACGCCTGTTGTACAAACCGTGTTCGTCAATCGTTTCGCCTTGGTCTTCCCATGTTTCGCCCAGGCTAAGATTGACAAAGGTCTGAAGCTGCTGTGCCGAATTCTGACACTGCAAAAACTCTTGCGCCATTTCAGACAATCTTGTCCAAGGCGAGTACAACGCATTGAGGCGGAAACCTGCGATTCCGTTGCAATGACGTTTTGCTTTCCAGCTTCCGGCTCGAACCGCTCTCAACCGCTCGCCTTCGGTCCAGCCTGTTTCGCATTTCTCACAATGTAGCTTTGCGTCTGAACCGTCACCTGTCCAACGAACGGAATTCCATTGAAGTGTCTGTTCATGCTCGCAGTGTGGACACTTCACAAAATAAAATCTTTGGTCTGACTCTTCAAACCATCGCTCAATCACCGAAACGCCTTTGACGGTTGGCGTAGAAACCAAGACAATCTTGCGGTTCCAGTAGGTTGACGTTCTCTTCATTGCCAACCTTAACGGATCTCCGTCAATCTTAGCAGTATACGGATAACGGTCAGTCTCATCACAAAGCAAAATACGGATTGGCCTGGAAGACAAGCCTGTTGCTGAATTTGCTCCAACCAAAGTCAACTGACCACCAGCAAAACGCTTTTGTAAAATCGTGTCTCTTTGGTTGCCTTTGCCGTCAAGCGTTAGTTGCTTGAGTTCTGGCGAATCTCGCAGCATTGGGAAAATTCGCTCTTTGCTGAATCCCTCGGCAGCGTCAACCGTAGGCTGCAAAAAAAGAATTGGGCTAGGGTCAAAATGAATGTAATAGCCCAGAGTATTGAGCAGGATTTCAGATTTTCCACACTGAGCTGAAGACATTAAGACCACAGTGTGAATCAGTGGGTCAGAGATTGCGTCCATCACTCCACGTTGAAACTCGGCTCGCTCGGTGCGCCACTGGCCTTGCTCGGCTGAAGCCTCTCCTGAAAGCTTGCGGTATTCATCAGCCCATTCGCTGATTGTCAGTTTTGGAGGAGGTTCAAAGTATTGAAGAGATTCTTGAAGAACTTGCTGAAGAAGTGCGCTCATTAAGCGTAAGCATCCAGAGGTACGTCTTTGAATTCTTTCAAAGCTTCTTCCAAGGCGTCAGCGATGATTCCTTTTGCTTCGGTCAGAGTGGTTGCCTGCAAAATATCTGGTGCAAGCTTGGTTGGCATGGCAAGAACGCGAGAACGAAAAGCGATAATCTGTGAAACCCAAACGTTTTTGACGTTATCGGCTCGCAGCAACTCACGCTCAAGTAGTTTTCCTTCGAGTTCGGTTTTGTTGGCCTGTGCTTTGGTCAGTCTGGTTTTCTCATACTGCAAGTCATTGCCAACTCGTCGTTTAACGTACCATTCAACGCATTTTGTTAAATCATACTGGTTTTCTTTGCCGTCCATACCCTCCAAAGGCATACCTTCGTTGTGCCATTTTTGAACGGCTCGCGTGGTGACTCCAAAGGCTTCAGCAATTTCAGATTGATTGAGTAGCATACATAGGAACCATAAGTAACTGTAAACTCAGTGTTTATTCGGGGTCATAAGTACCCCTGGCAGAATTAGCCAAAAGAACCTGTAAACAATTGTAATTGTTTACTATTTCCGATTTGCTTGTTATAAACACTTTTTGCAAGTTTAGACCTCGAAGCTGGCAACTTCTTTACCCAACTATCAAAAGTGGTGTCTCTTTTCTTGATATTGCAAGTGCGACAACAGACCACAAGGTTAGCTGTGCTGTGCAATCCGCCTTTGCTCAATGGGTCCAAGTGGTCAAGGCTTCTGTTTTCTTTGTCTAATATTTCTCCACAGTATAAACAATCGTTTCGACTATTTAGGATTCGATAACATTCTTTTTGTGTTACTGAGCCATCAGACTGTTTTAGTTGTCTTGCTACTCTTCTTACCTTAGTTTTCCGTTTGTCATTCTTAAACTTTTCTGGGTTAGTTTGCTGAAGAATGCGTTTGTATTCGCGAAGTCTTTTTTTAATCTGTTTGTATTTTTGGGGGTCTTTTGTTTGGTTTTGTAAAGATTTCTGGCTTAAGCAAGGCTTGCAATGTGCGCTTCTAGTCCATCGTTCCTCACCATTACTGTAACGCTTTTTATGCCATTGGTGGAGTTCTGGTGGCGTCAATTCTCCACAAGTCTTGCAGATGAATGATTCTTTTTTTTGCCGTTCAATCCTCTCTTCTGTTTGTTTCCGTCTCTGCTCTTGCCTCTTTGCTGCCGCTTCAGCTTTTTTTCTAAGAATTGCTTCTTCGTTTTGTTTTTTAAATTCTTGGTTTTTTTCTAATCTCTTTTTGTCTAAACATGGTTTGCAGTGTGGCGAAATTCGTTGAAACATTTTCTCTCCACACTTTGACTGCCAAGACCATTGCTGCAATTCTATTGGAGTTAATGCGTTGCAAGTCTTGCAATACATTGACTCATTTCTTTGGCGTTTAATTCTGTCTAGAACTCTTTGCCGTCTTTTGTGAATATTTTCTAAATTTTTTGCTTTTTTTTGTTGTAGCCGCTCTGTTTCTTTTTTTTGTTTAATCTTATAACGCTCTGCTTGAGCCTTTTTTTGTGCTTCAAGTCTTTTTAGTTTTTGTTTTTCGCTAACGCCAGCAATTTTGTATCGTTTCAGGCTTTTTGCTGATAAGCATGGTTTGCAATGTGGGGAAACTCGTCTCCACTTCCTGTTACCATTTCCTAAGTGTTGCCAAGACCACTGTTGAAGTTCAGGTGTCATCAACTGTCCACAAGTCTTGCAGTGAATTACTTCTGCAAGCTTCCGGTTGACATACTCCTCGTCATAAATGTCCGCCATTACCTCATCTGCTTTCGCAAGGTTTCAAAGCGTTTGCGCTCGTCTTCGAGTTCCTGAAGCTCAACGTGGCTTCTGTTCATCGACAAGTGATTCATTCTCAGCGGTTTGCTTGGATTGCCAATGTAGACAACACCAGGCTCAATCCTTGAGCGGCTATGGACTACCGTACCCATGCCGAGCATTGTGTAAGAGCCAATCACACTGTATTGATGGACCGAAACGTTTAAGCCAAGGTTTGCGTTCCGCATAACGTGACAGTGACCAGCCAGCAAAGCAGAGTTCGCAAGCGTGACGTTCTCTTCAAGAAAGCAATCGTGCGCCACATGCGAGCCAGCCATCAGATAAGCAAAGTCACCCACTACAGTTTGCCTCGCAATCCCAGCGTGAACCGTGACGTATTCTCGAATCACTGAACCTTTGCCGATCTTGACTCCCATCAGCTTTCGTCTGCTGCGGTGTTGTGGGTCAGAGCCAATGACTGCACCTGCATAAATTTCACAGTTTGCGCCTATGTCCAGTGGCCCATAGAGGCAGACATTCGGCCCGATCTTAACGTCTTTGCCAAAGCTGACGTCACCTTCAACGTGAACAGTTGAGTGGATTTTCATAGCCAGTGCGCCATCAGTTCGGGTTCGATGTTTGGTGGTTTGGGATTGCCGTGAAAGTAAACGATTCGCGCCTTGCTTCTCTGCTCTGGCTGGTGTGTCCAGTGGACTTTGTAGCTTTGAATCTCATGAGGAAAGACTTGGTCGAGTTTTGTGGCGTTTGAGCAAACCACACGAAGAAAAGCCATTTCGCTTGGCAGATTCTTATACTGGTAATTGATTCCGCTTTCTGCTCGGTGTTGCCACAAGTTCCAGATTCGTTTGACTTCAGCAGCACTGAACAGTCCGATCCCGTTGCATATGGTGTGAGGCTCGAATGGGTCTGTGAGTAGCCCACACTCGCCTCGCCAGTTGAGTAGCTCGTCAATGTTGTTCGTGATGAGCGTGTCGAGTCCAATGATGAACCTGCGGCCTTTGCCAAGCCCAGGTCTGAACGCTTCCATCACACAGGCCCAACCCAAGTCTTCACAGTCGAGCGCAACTTGCGTGACGGTTTCGTTGAACTGATATTCTCGGTCTGTCAGGCAAATGAACTTGTGACTCTTGCTGGTGTTCCGCTTAATCGCTCGCGCCAGCTTATCCACCCATTCGGCAGAGTAGCCAGCGTTTGCGCTATAGCTGGGCAGGTGGCGTTCTTTGCCGTTGAAGAGAATACAAACAATGTCCATTAGGCTGCGACCTTTCGTCTGCGCTGGTCAAAGATTTGTTTCCGCCAATAAGCGAAGTTTTTAGGCCACTGTCTGCGAATGGCAAGCTCGCCAACGTACTGGAAGTCGAGCCTTTCCGCTTCGTAATCTGAGCCATCTACAAAAATCACAAACCACTTCGCCACGTTTTTGCTCGTTCGCTTCTTTATGCCGTATGGTCTGCCGCTTCTGTCTCGCACCACGAAATAGCTATACTTCGTTTTTTTCTTAGCCATGCTCTTTGCTGTTGTGTTCTGCATGGCGTCAGGATTCGCTTGCAGATAACTCAGCATCTGAGTGATTGAGCCTCTGGTGAGGTTGCCGTATTTGTCTAAACGTGCTTCTTCGGATGGGACGGCATACCAGCCTTTGGGTAATGCGCCAATTCGGTAAAGTGCTTTCTCAAAACGCTTGTGTTCTCGGTCTTGTCCAGTGATGTGCGGCAAAAGAATTTCTTCTGCCGTTAATGAGCTGCCGACTGCGCCTTTTAGGTCTTTTGCGTAGACTCTGCCGTTCTGGTCTTTGATACTGTACTCGACAAAGAGTGAGCCTCTGCGTCCTGGCTTCTTCTTGTTCTTCGGCACAATAAAAGGCGTTGGTCTGTCAAAGACATCTCCCATTTCTTCGTAGAGTCCAGTGCGAACGTCAAAGAGCGTATCTCGAACCGCTTTCCCTACGGCATCAGGAAATTTTTTAGCGACTTGTCGCAGGTACTGGCGCGGAATCTTTAAGCCTTTGTCTCCTTTTAGCGGCATCTCTCTCCACTTGCTGACATAGTTTGCATTTGGCGAAATCGTTGAAATAAACCTTGGTGTTTGGCTTTTGGTAATCGCATTCTGGACAAACGCGAAAAGCAGCTTTTTTCTTCAGCTTCTCAAGCCTCTCTTCGAGTCTTTCGCTGAGTGGCCTTCTGTTGTCTTGCCAAGTGTAGCGCCTCACGTTCAGCTTCCTCTCTAGATAACCCACCATCGAATTGCATGATTGCAGCTCGCTCCTCGAACCAGACGTACAAGTCTGGATCTAAGAAACGAATTCGTTCAATCTCATGAAAAAGTTTTTCGTTCACGTTCATTGAGGCGCAGCGTCAGGCGAGCGTCCGTAAATCGCCATTATTGCTTTTGATTGAGCAAACTTCCTTCGCGTGGTTTGGCAGCACTCGCTGTGGCGACTCCTCAGTTTGGTTCGCCAAAGTTTACCAATCGTCACGCCTCAAAATCCTTATAAAGCCTTGAACCTGTTGCGCCTTCCTGTTGTTGGTACTTTCCTTGGTACGGTTGAGCGGTTGGTTCATCCAACTTAAAAAAAACAATTTGGCAAATGCGAACGCCAGCCTTTAGCAGAATCGGCTTCTCGGCTTGGTTGTACAACTCCAGCGTAATCTGTCCTTGAAAACCAGCATCGACAAATCCAGCATTTTGAATCTGTAATCCAAGCCTTCCGACTGAACTTCTACCAGCGACAAAAGCCGCTAGGTGATTCGGAACTGAAATCTTTTCCTGAGTGCTTGCCAGAACAAACTTGTTCGGCTCCAAAAGGAAATCGTCCGTCACCGTGTGTTGATAAACGGATTCTGAATCCAGAAACAGAAACTTCTGCTTGACGCCTAACTGGGCAAAGGTGTTGGACAAGTGAAGGTCAACGCTGCTTGGCCCAACCTGGGCAAATCGTGGCAAGTGGCCTAAATCCTTCAATCGGTTCAGTGCTTGATGGCTCAAAATCATAAATCTGCCCAATCAAAATCGTTTTGCGAGTAAATCCGAATCTGTCCTTCGGTCCCCCAGCGCTTTGAGGCGTGGACGTCCCAGATTTCTTTGTCTTCTTTTCTCAGTGCGTCTTCGAGTGATTTCAAAAGGTTCGATAAATCCGGTGTTTGCTTGTGAGGTCTTCCGTTCATCAAAGACTTTTGGCGAATCGACCAGCTTTTTGGCATGGGAATAACAAACTCAACGGCAAAGCTGTCCGGCAAAACAAACTTCATATCCATCGCTTGGTAACGCAGCTCGTCAGCAAACAGTCTGTAGCGCAATGTGGATTTGCTCGGACTCCACTTATCTCGAATGCTCTGCCTTGGCTTGGGGACTGGTCTGATTTTAAAAGTTATCATTAGGCGCTAGCAAGAGCCTTCAACTGCGAGAGGTACTGCTTTGAAAGTTGTTGACGTTTGCGACAATCAACGGTGGCCAAAGCTTTTGGCTCTTGAATCCGATACTTCGCAATGACATTCAAAACTGCGTTGATGTCCGCAATGGTTGGCCATTGGCTCATTGTGCTGATGACTTTCGTAATGGCTTTGGAAAAGTCAGCTTGGTCAATCTGAGCCTCATTGCAAAAGGCTTGAACCCAGAGTTGATGTAATCCTTCCGGTATCGGTCGGTTCAAATTCATCGAAACCATTGCCAAAGCCTGAATCACCTGTTTCTCCGTGACGTTCTGCATAATTCTCCAACATGCGTTTGACTGATTGCTCTTGTGCGGTGAGTCTTCGAGGTTGTTCTTGCGGCTTGCCTCGGATTGGTACAACTGGTGGTTCTTGGTGCTGCTGAATCAAATCCTCAACTAAGAAGCGTTCTGCGTCTTTGGTGAAGCTGTCTCCGCATTCTGCCAAGTAGTGATTCGTGGCAGTCTCAATTTCGGCAACACTGAACTTTGCCAGCAGCTTCCTGAAGTGTTCTTTGGCTTTTGCTTTTCTGCCAGGATACCTAGCAACCTTCGTCCGCCAATCAAGCCACCAGCTTTCAAAAGCTGGATCTAATTCTTTATTTTTTTCTTTATATTTAATTTCATCCTTATTTCTTTTATTTATATAGTTGTCCACATGGCTACTTGTGGACATCTGGACATCTGGTTTTTTAGGCTCATTTTCCAGATGGCTAGAAGTGGACATCTGGACATCTGGACTCTGTGGCTCTTGGCTAATAATCCATTGCCATGATTTCACCTGTCCTTTGTCATTGCGGATTTGTTGCTTCTTGAGAAAGCCCGATTCCTTCAGTTCTTCCAATGCGTTCGTCACTCGCCTTCGGCCTTCCTGAAAATGGTCACGCAACTGGTCAACCCGAATCTGAAAGTCTGGTGGCTTGCTGATGAGATACGCCAGCAACCCTCTGGCAGTCAGTGAGAGGTTGTCATTCTGTAGAATGTGATTCCCAATCACCGTGTATGGGATATTATCGGGAACTCGCTTGATGACGGTCATTCAAACCTCTAGCGTTTCAATGGGGTTCAGTGCCTTGATGGGAACAAACCAAGCTGGTGAGCGAACATCTGTTCTCCAGAACTGGTCCTGCTTACCTTCGCTGCCTTTAATCCAGCCGTGAATCTCATAAAATGGAGAATTGCCAGTAACCAAAACGAAGTTGTCCTCACCGGAATCAATCGGTCTGATGATGAGGCTTCTGTGGCTCAATGCCGTTCGTACCTGAAAGCCGCAAACGTCCGGTTTCTTGAACGTATCTATGCTGCCGTCCCAATAGCGGCCTAATGCCTTGGCAACCGCTAACTCACCACATGCGCCTTCGAGATGATTGTGCCAATCGTAGCGAGTCTGATTAGTGGAATCCTTGCGCTGATACTTGATATTGGCTAGGTTTCGCAATCTGCCAATCTCGGTTGCCATTGCGAGTTCATGCCACGACAGCTTGACTTTCATCTGTCTCCGGTATCAGTCCCAAACGGTCCTCGGTCAGTGTCATCAGTTGCGTCAATGCCTTGATTTCTTCCTGACTGAGCTGCTTGTGATTGCTGGCTTCTCGCGCCATGCGTCGAGCGTTTTCGTAACCGTTGCGGTTCTTGGCTTCCTCGAACTGAGCCTTGCAACGCTCAAAAACCGGATTGGCCTTTGCCTCAATGAATGGCTCTGGTTGATTCGGTTCAACGGTTTCTCCGTTTTCGTCAAACTCTGCATCCAGGCCAGTGATGCCAAAGCACAAGCGGATGGCTTGCTTCATGGCTGCTTGTCTTAACATCCGGTTGGGATAGTTTTTCCAAGCAGGACTTCTCTCGTTATAACAATCGCTTAGATATTCTGTCACCTCAGTTGGGTGTGTGCGGTCTTTGCGATAAATGCGAGCCGTGGCGGAAATGACTTTGCCTTTTTCATCTGCCTCTCTGCCGAATTCAA